GCAGTTGCTGCTTTGTTTGCCAGAATACCTATATTAACACTATCATTAAAAACACAATAATGTAAAAGATATGCAACAGACGTAGTAGACTTACCAGTCTGTCTAGGCATTTTACATATATTAAATCTATTTTCGTGGAAATTATTAATTAACTTCTCTTGAAAATCATATGGTTTAAACTGAACAAGTCCCTCATCAAGAGAGACAATCTTCATATAATTGTTTGCAAAATATACAGGATCTTCCTTACACTTGAGGAATTCAATAATTTGTTCCTCAGTAAATTCAATCTGGGTATTGGCCTTTTTTAGGTTAGGATTACCCAGGTATACATCATTAACATTCATCTAGCTAATTTGCGTATGCTACTTTAGATCCTTTAACTGAAGCATTTGCTGCAAAGATTGCCTCAGTTGATTTTTTCTCTACAAAAGCAACTTCACTACCTACTAAAGTAAATGAACCAATTGTTGTCGATCCACCAACTTCATCGATGATAGTTACTAGCCTGTTAGTAGTGCCTGAATTTACTAGACGAACTACTGTTGCAGATCCAAATGTGGAAGCACCTGCAGCATCTGTGCCACAGTTACCTTCAGCCGCTAAAACTTTAACTAACATAACCGTATTTTTTTAACTATTTATCAAATCCAATCTCCGTTCTCCAATTGGAAAGTGGATCTTGTCTCACTTCATTTGGAACTAACTTATCAGGTTTAATTAAGTCTATTACCTCAAAAGCAATATTTCCATTAACATCCTCTATCTCAATTTTATTATTTTCCATCCTTACCAAATCCATTCTTTAACATCTTTTGAAGTTCAGTTGTAGATCCAACAAATACTGCATTATTAGTAACTTGACTTGGACCTTTTGCTTTCTCTTCATCAACTTCTTTAACTTTCTTTTGAAGATCTAATAACTTATCAGTAGTATCAGCAACAGACTTAATAATCTGTCCTGCGACTTCATATGCTCTTGGGCTTGCACTTTCACCTGCAAGTTCCATTATACCATTAAGAGACTCTTGGCCCTTCTCTATTAATGAATATAAGTTGGCACGGGTATAATCATAATCTTTTTCTATATCATCACTGACATTTTTAATCTGATCTTTTCTTTTAGTACATCCTCCTTCTGGAGTTGTACTTACTTCAATTGTGCTACTAGTGTTTAGTGCATCATCAATAGGATCATAACTAGTCATCGTTTCCATCAAATATCAGTTTGTCTTGTTGGACTATATGTTCCCGAATCTGTGTAATCTGTTATTGTACCATTAAATCCAAAATCATCATCTGGTTCAACTAATATATCATCTGCATTACTTAGTATATCAATACTAGTATTCTCTAAATGAGATGCAGCAGTAGTTTTATCCCATCCCCTAGTAACAGTCAATGAACCATTATCAGGTTTAGACTTAATCTTCATAATCTCAGTATCTATAATAATTCTATCACCAACAGCAAAGTTTGTGGAATCATTAACAGATATTTTTGTCTTAGACTTTGTAATTGGTTCATCTAAGACTGCAGTATTATCATCATTATAATCTTTAAGTGCTTTTGGTGTTGCAGTGTATCTTAATGACCTTCTTGCATTCTCCCTATCAACAGTACTATAGTAATCAACTTGTACTTTCTTAATGAGACCTTCTGAAGTATCGGCAACAGGACCAAACAGATAAGTCTTAGCAGTAAAATTAAGAGTGTATATTAACGCACGTCTAGTTTCAAAATCACCCTCATAATCATCCTGAAAAGAAATATTATCCAATACTACAGGTATATCTCTCTTCTCACCAATAGCCTTAACCAAATCTACAGTTAAATTAAAAGATGGTTGAAAATAAGGAAGTATCTGTTCTACAATTTGTAATGCATCATCATTCAATTTTGTCAGGACATTTAATTCAAATCCAACATTATAAGGAACTGGCATGTAAACTTTCTTCAGGTTTGTTCCATCAGATGCTTTAAATGTTTGAGTTATACCTGCTTTTCTTGTAGGGTCATATGTTATATTCGTAGTCTCAAAAGACATTCTAGGTAATGTAATTTGAGTTGCTTTATTTAAATCTGCTTGCTGATCTAATCTTGCTAAAAACTTTTGAACTGGACCATATGCCAGTGGAACCCTTGTTTCACTGAAAGGTGATCCATCAGGATTAGTATGCCTAACACGGATGTCATTAAAAACTGTACCAAAAGATATAACCGTCTTTCTTAAAATTTCGTGATAATAATATGTGCCTAACATTAGAATGTACCAAAGGGATTAGATTGAGTGAAATCTACTATCAGATCTGCTTCTGCTTCGATTTCGTCATTAGTGTCATACTTATCATATATATCGGTTCCATCATATGCCTTAATTTGGTAAATGGTATTATCCACTGATCCAAAAGTAAAGTTTGTAGCTACACCAGTATATCCAAATGCAGATTGATGCCAACCTGAAGTATTCAATGAATTCTGACTAATAAAGACTGAACTAAGTCCAATACTTGTAACTGTCGTAGCAGTACCAATAGTTTCATATGAAGTGTATGAGTTATACACTGCTGTCATTGGTAATAATGTCTGACCCACAACAATATTTGCAGTATTAATACCAACAATCTTATTAGTAGTAATACCAACTGTTCCTGCCACGGAAACTGCGGCATTAAACCACGTAGATTCATTGGAACTTAAAGTCTCACCAGGAATGAATCCAGAAATAGTAGTTCCAATACCTACATTAGAAACCTTAAGAATCTTAGTATCAAGATCCCAAGCCTTCACTCTTGCTGTAGTACCAGAAGTACCTCCTGTTACTATTTCGTTCATGTGGTATGTTCCAACACCAGTAATAAGTGAAGGATTTCCAATCGTTACTGTTGGAACCTGAGTATATCCAATACCTGGATTTATTATCCTAACAGAAGAAACTTGATTATCAGCATTAATTACTGCTTCACCAACTGCTTTAGCAGATCCTGTAATTAGTGCATCACTACCAATACCAGTAATAGTAACACTAGGAGTTGCTCCATATCCAACACCATTACCAGTAACGGTAAAGTTCTGAATACCTTTTAAGGTTTTCTCTAACAAACAAGTAGCTGCTGCACCTACACCATTACCACCAACAATAGTAATAATAGGTGTTGTTGTATATCCAGACCCAGAATGAGTCATTACAATTCTTTCTATGGATTGGACACCAGCCCTACTCGTAGTAATAGCAACAGCACTTGCATTATATCCAGTTGGTGACGTAGATATGGCAACAGTAGGTACTTGGGTATATCCAGATCCATCATTATTGAGGAATATTTCTCTAATATATCCTGTTGGTTGACTTAAAGTTGGTACTGTAGTAGCAGTAGTACCAGATCCAATTAGATTGAGTGTAGTAATAAATCCAGTTTCTTGTACCTGAGTATCAATTTCATGAATATCAGTATCAATAACCTCATCCTCATATTCAAAGAGTTCACATTTTAATTCGTAAATATAATTCTTACCTAACTGGTAGAAAGGTTGTTCATGTTCTACAAATTTAACTTCAAATAATCTACTGCCCAATGGGAAATATATAAGATCTCCTTCACGAGGTCTAGTATCAACTTCAATTTCACTATCAGGTAATGCACTTAAAAATGATGCAATAAAGTCTTCAAATCTTTCTTTAGATATTGAGATGACCATTTCATCTCTTAAACTCATACCAAACTTGGTTAAAATATCACCTTGTCCACCATACCCTTCAAAAGTATTAACATATGCTTCTATTGTAAAATTATCGTCAAATTTAGATGCATTTACTTCTTCAATTACAGTTTGCCTATTAACATACTTCCTTGGAATATATGTTACTTCTACGCCAAATATTTGTAATTGTTCGTTTATTAGATCTTGAACAAGACGTTGTTCACTTTGTGAGCCTTGCAGAAAAAAGGGATTTAATGCCATGTCTCACTAACCTATGAAATCAAGTGGAGGTAATTCATATTCAAGTGTCATCTTCTCTCTCAGTGCTTCTATATCTTTTTCAGCATCATCATAAATTTCTCTACCATTTAACTCAATTCCACCTGGTAATTTAACTCCACGGAACTTAATTAAGTTTTGTCCCCATTGTCTTTTGATCAATAATGTCAAATACCTCTTAAGGAAAGTATCATTATAAACTCCAGTAAATTGATCAGGATCTAAAATTCTAAAGCAATCAATAACAAAATAAGTGTCTTTTGATTGAGCACCCCAGTCAATATCAAGATAAAGTCTATCTTGTCTCTTATTATATCTAAGCTGCTTATCAGTAGTTAATAGCATATCAATATCTTCCAAATAACTCTTAGTCATTGCATATTGCATTAACTCAACAGCATTGAAATAATATAGATCATTTAAAAATAATTGATATTTAATACTAAACATTCCACCAGAAATTGAACTAGTATCAAACTTAAATACTTTTTCAACACCGATTACTGAATCAGGAACTTGAATAAAATTGGAATTCTCATACCAATTACTTACTGTAGTACCATAACCAGCTATACTAGTCGATGTTGCTCCATACCCAACAATACCTTTTGTATTGGAACTACCAGTTTCATTTGTTGCTGTTCCTCTATCAATATCTTCCTGTGAAACTCTGTACTTCAAGTACATTCTTTCTATACCATCAAAATGCCTTTCTTGAAAATACTGAAGAGCATCATCAACGGCATCATCTATTTGATCGTCATCAACATTAATCTCCAAAACTGGAGCACCCAGCTGTCTTAAACAGTAATCGATTAATTGTTGTCTAGTTGCTGGTTTCGCCATCTTCCTCTATATCTGCTAGTAGATTGTCATACTTTTCTTGCAATTCAGCTAAATTGGCAAGGAGTTCCTTTTTTTCATCTAAAAAATCTTGTGTAGAAGTATGTAATTTTGCTTCAAGTAGTACATTTTGATTTGAAATTTGTGAAAGTTTTTGATTATAGAGTTTGATCAAAACATTCACATCCACGTCAGTTTGATTATTTGTCATAATGTGTTAGAACTCTCCTCCATCAATAGTTGTTGTCCAAGTTGGTGTACCAGCTGCATTAGTAGTTAGAATATAATTTGAGGTAGTAATACCAGCAGCAGGTGCTACTGTTGAATTTTGCAATCCATTAGCATCAAAGTATACTACACCACTAGTGGCAAAATCGCCAGATTGGTAGTAAATACCTTTAATATCTAGGAAACCTTTTGTACCAGTAACCACACTAGCATTAATAGTAGCATCTGGAACAAATGTCCATTTTTGTGTTGAGTCCTCATATCCAAAGAAACCACTCTTATTATTACCTACACCAGAACTGGTATTGTAATCAAATGAAATACCACGATCAGTGTTAGTGTCATATGCGTGATTGACAACTACTTGAATTGTGGTACTAATTCCAGCAGTTGTGTAATTTGTACCAGCTCCTCCATCTCCATTGATGAATACAGTACCAAGTCCTACTCCACTAGCTGGTGGAATATATGAATGAACTGTTGTTGTACCTGCACCAGGTAATCCAGCTGCAGTTAAAGTATCATTAGTATTAATACCAACAACAGAATCAAGTTCAATTCGTGATACACCAACACCAACTGCTTTCATTACAGTTCTATTGCTGGTTACATCACCAACCTTCATTATTGCATCATTAATGGTTACATTAGTAGAATTAACAGATGTAGTTGTACCATCTACCTGTAAATCACCTTTAACAATTACTTTACCTTCATTACTTAAACCATCAGGATATGGATCAAGATATAAAACATTACCACCTCCAGATCTTGTTGAAATTACATTGGACTTAATTCCAACATTATCAATCTCTATTCCATTTTTATATGTACCAATACCAGTTACAATTAGATTGGCAATAGTTGCAATACCAGTTACAAGTGCATTTCTTGCAGTAAACTCATCAAATACTAAATCATCTAATACATATAAGTCACCACCAACATATAGATCACCACCAGTAGTAGTAATACCACCAGAACTGTTTAAAGTTGATACACCAACAACATCTAATTCACTAACTTGAATCTGATTATTATATCTCCAATTTGCACCAGTTACTTGAACCTTATCTGTACCATTCTCATCATATTCTATCTTTGCATCAGCAGCAGCAGATCCAGTTGCTCCACCACCAAATCCTAAGAAAGTATCATCTGGAATCATTACGAGACCAGCACCATCTGGATTTAATATAATTTCTCCATCTGTATCCGTGGATGAAATTGTATTAGCATCAATTCTTAAATTATCTACATT